AAGCCGTTCCGACCTTTGTTGTTGGAGTGCGTGTAGTTGATGCTCACGTCTCCGACGAGTTTATTCAGGTTCGCGTCGATCCAAAAGATAATATAGAGCGACGCGTCCTCGAACATCGCGCATAGAAGTGGCGTGGTTGTCAGTTGAGCGCGGGTCGCGCTGTACCCGTTGATGCGTTCCTCGTCGGCGGTGAGATACAGCCTGCCGGAGCAGATTTGCCATTTTGCGTCGAAGTACGCTCTCACACCGAGGGCGTTGAACACGTCGTCACTTACACGTTGTTTCAGTTTGCCGTTAAGCAGGGCGGCTAATTTGGTTGCTTGTTGTTCGGTCATCATAATGCTGTTATTTTGATTGGTTATTGATTACTTGTTGTAGAAGGTTACTTGCAGACCACGACGGAGTTTGCAAACGCACTTGTTTGATACGAGGCGGTAAGCGCGCTCCAAAAACTTGTTCGCAAGTTCCTCACCGATGAGGTTCACCAGACCACGAACGCCCACGAGGGTATTCAGGCGATTACCACACGCGTCGGTTCCGTACACCTTAATCCGAAAATCGAGATTGATTTCTTGGGTGGGATAATTCAATGTAATTGTTGTCTCTCTCATATGTTTGCTGTGTTTAGTTGGTTATTTCGTTTCAAAATTCGCTGCAAAATTACAAAAAAATTTTGAAACGTGCAAATTTTTCGCGAAAAAAATGCAGAAAAAATGAATTTTTTTCGTAAAACATGAAAAGCACACCGAAGAAAATTCGCGAAAAAACTTCATTTTTTTGACGAAAAATTTGCATATATGAATTTTTTTCACTACTTTTGCAGCCGATTTTAATTCACACCCATATGAAACTAAAAATTTTAGAAGCGTTGAAAGCCAAATTTGAGGGGGTCAACGAAGCAATTTTGAACAGGATAGCCGAGAAATTGGCGAAGACTGTTACCAAGGAAGAAGATGTTGCAACCGCTGTTGAGGGGGTAACATTCCAACAAGTTCTCGATAGTTACGGTGACAGCCGTGCTACCGAAGCCCAAAAGACCGCAGTTCGTAATTACGAGCAGAAGTACAGTCTTAAGGACGGAAAGGTTATTGAGGGGGGCAAACCTGGAGGAACGGAAGAGCAACCCAAAGTAGATGGCGACACGCCGGAGTGGGCAAAGACCCTTATTCAGCAAAATCAGCAACTCACCGAGCGGCTGAACCGACTGGACACCGACCGTATCGCTGCAAGCCGCAGAGAGGAACTTAACGCCATCTTGGAGAAGATGCCGGAGAACCTGCGCAAAGGATACGAACGTATCTCGGTTGACAAACTCACGGAAGAAGAGTTTTCTCAACTCAAGACGGACGTAACGAGCGAGGTGGAAAGCATCACCAAAGACCTTGGGGCGAAAGGAGCTGTCTTCGGTATTCCCGGTGCAAGCGGGAAAAAAGTCAACGACGGGAAACTGACGGAAGCGCAGACGAAAGCCATTACCCAACGTACTGGTGTGCCTGCGGACGATCAGCAGCCGTTCTAATGTTTAACAACTAAACTATCGAAAAGATGAGTATGACAGTAATTCGACGCAAGGACTCGAAGACTCCGCGCGTCATCATGCACAGGGTAGCCGATATTCGCGGTGGTGTGTCTGTAAAGACCTCGGAACTCAGCGGTGACTACCTCGCAGAGGGTAGCGTATTGAGCGCACCCGAAAACGGTATCTGCCATGTCCTCAAGATTGCGGTCGTCTATGAAAACGCAGCCAACAACGCAACCCAAATCAAGGTGAAGAAAAATCACCACTTCAAGGTTGAAGACGTAGTCTCCCTCGGCGTTGGCGTGAAGGCTGTCGCTATCACCGCTATCAGCGAGTCCAACTCTGCTTATGACCTCATCACCGTAGCGGAAACGCTGGGTGTTGCTCTCGTGGCAGGCAACCAACTCGTACAGGCGGCAGAGGCTTCTCTGGAAGGTTACTACGCTTGCGAATCGACAGACGAAGGCGCGTTGAAGGTTGTTACCGCAGACGCTGCAGAAGGTCAAATCCTCAAGGCAAGTGTAACTCCTTGGCGCGGTGAGGGTTCAAGCCCCAACGCGAACACCTACGTTGTCTATAAGGCAGCGAACAGCGCGCTCAAGTATGCGCCGCTGGCTATTTCCGGCACGGGCAAACCTATCGACCCGAAGTCTAACATGGATATGGACGCTTGGCTGATGGCAGTCACCAAGGACAATCCGCTTCCGGCTTGTGTAGGCAACGCCCTGAAAGGTATCATCAATTATTAACCCACTAATTCGCAAAGAATATGGCAACAGTAGTAAACACCCTCATTGAGGGATTAACCGAGCAAATGATTCAGGCGCGTATCAACAGCATTGATGCGAAGCCGTTCATGTTTGGTCGCCATTTCCCGGTGAAGAAGGTGAGCGGCTTCATTTGGAAGACCCTCGGCAACCAACTTGCGAAGCAGAACGTCGCTGCTGACCTGCATACGGACAACGGCACGATCCTCCGCAAGCGTCGTCCTATCTTCGAGAGCGCGAAAGGTGACATCCCGTTCATCAGCATTTCCCGTGAAATGAAGCGTTCCGAAATCAAGGAGTACCAAACCGAGTTGGCTCTCGCTCAAGATGCAGACGCTACGGCTCTCGTTCAGTATTGGGGAGAGGACGTGGACTTCTGCTTCAACGGCGTACAAGCCGAATTGGAGTACATCGCTTGGGCTCTCGCTTCCAACGCCGGAAAACTCGCGTTCACCACGACCAACAACGCAACCTTCGCCAACGAGTTCGATTTGGACTATGACGTTGACGAAGAGATGAAGGTAAAGACAGGCACCGACTGGGCTAACGCAAACAACGCCGACATCATCGGCGACCTTGCTGCGCTCATCAAGGTTGCCAAAGCAAAGGGTCTCAACCCGAAGTTCGCCTTCATCAACCTGAACGAGTTGTATCACATCTGTTCTGCAGAGCAGATTATCAAGGCGTGCGCTTCGTTCGCAGCCAACGCCTTGAGCATCCAGCAGACACCTGACTTGGCTCAAGTGAACGCTATGCTCGCAAAGCAGGTATGGCTGAACGGCGTTCAACTGCGCGTCATCGACCAAACCATCACGCGTGAGTTCACCGACGGTTCGCAGACTTCGGGCAACCCGTTTGCAGATCGCCGCTTGATTCTCTCCGAGACCGAGCGTTTGGGTACAACCCAGTACGACCTCTTGAACGAGAACGAGGACACTATCCTGCGTGCCGTTCGTGCGCACACCGTAGTGAAGAAATACGGTACTATCGAGCCGAAAGCCGAAGTCACTATCGGTCAGGCAGACGCAGTACCTGTATTCGATACGGCGTACCGCAACATGTACGTAAGGACTGACCACGTTGATTGGTAAACCTCCTAATCGTTCTTTGACCTATGACGACGCTTGAAGCACTCAAGGGAATCAACTCCTATCCCATACCGCAACGCACGCTTGAAGAAGTGGCGGCGCGGCGTGAGGTAGTGCTTACAGTCGAGGCAACAGTAGAAGTTCTGCGAGGCAGGGCGTACAACCTTGCCTATGCAGACTTGCTGCTGTGGCTATCCTACGCTCCGCAGATTACGCAGGGCGGGCAATCGTACAATTTCACGGACGAACAACGCCTGCAATTCCGTAACCGCGCGAGCGAGTTATTTGAGGAATACGAGGACGAGAGCGCGCGAAAGCCGCGCTATGGCTACAAAGGTTCGAGGCTATGATTATACAGAACGGTACTATACAGGCAATCGGGATGTCCGGCGAAGGTCAGTTCAACGAGAAGGGCTATCCTGTCAAGCGAACGACGGAAGTAGTCGGAGACGTTATCCCGTGCCAATATACTGCCAATCAGTACAACAACTTCGGACGCACGAAGCAAGGCGAGTCTTTCGTAGCGGCTCAATACTCAATCCTCATCGAGCAACCACAACAACCGTTTACTGCAGCGCGCTTGCGCCTGAAAGATATGGCAGGTACGGCACTCGGAGACTTCTCCATCGTGTCCGTCGAAGCCCTCGAAGGCGTTTGCCAACTGCGGATAATCGTGTAACTGCGAGAGAAGCGCGAGGAACAACGAACGGAAGCACGGTTGGGGAGTTACCCAATTAGCGGAAGATAGTTGCTCTCGCGTGAAATCTTGAAAAAATAACGCACCTATGGGAATACAAATGACAACTCCGATGTCTCAAATTGAGAAGTACATGCAGCAGCAGTTGAAACGCCAAGAACGGGCGATAGTCAATACGCTTGCATATGTCGGAGAGCAATGTGTGAACAAGGCGCGTGAGAATGGCAGTTACACCGACCAGACGGGCAACCTGCGCAGCAGTATCGGTTACGTGATTGCGGTGGACGGGCGAGTACGGCACGCAAGCGATTTTGCGGTGATTAAGGACGGAGAAACAGGCGGAAAGACGGGTAAGGACTACGCCAAGGAACTTGTCGCGAAACACCCCAAAGGAGCGGTGCTAATCGTGGTAGCAGGAATGCACTACGCAAAGTATGTAGCCGCCACAGGTCGAGACGTGTTAGCGAGCGCAGAACTCGAAGCACAACAACTCATACCGAAACTGCTCAAACAACTTGAAACGGACATTGATTATGCTAACGGCCAAACAGGTACAAACTGATATATACGAAATGCTCTGTGCCAGCACTCTTTCGTCGATGATTTCGGGTGCTGTGTACAGAAGCGGTTACAGACCGCGCGGAAGCGAGAAGGAGGATGCCGTTGTGATCTTCACGACGGGTACTCACGCGCAGATAGAGCGCGGCGTGGTGACCATCAATATCTACGTGCCGGACATAGACGCATTCGACAACGGCGTGCTGGTTGAGGACGGTGAAAGAACCGACGAACTCGAAGCAGCTGCCGCAGAGTGGGTGGAGTCGCTGACAGCGGACAAGTCCAATTACAAGTTCAGTCTGATGCAGACGATATACACCGAAGCGGAGCCGGATATCCATCAGCATTTTGTGGTAGTTATTCTGCAGTATGCGTACAAGGGATAGGCTCTTGCGGAGGCTTGAGAAGAAGTTATTAACAATCTAAATTCATACGATTATGTCACAAATTGGATGGGGTAAGAATCGTCACTTTGTGAAGAACCTTACCAAAAACGGCGGCATTCGCGAATTGCCGACCCCTGTAGAGGACACTTTCGAACTTGCCACCGAGAAGGGTGACAAACTCGAAGCCAAAATCGAGGGCGGCGAATACAAAGATGTTCGCTACAAAAAGAACTCCAACACCGTCACCTTCGACATCTTCGTTGCGAAAGGCGAGAAGAAGCCGTTCGCTGACAAGGCAGGTGTCATTGACGACGAGTTCGAGTATTGGGAGCAGCCGGAAGACGCAAGCGTTCCCGCAGGTATCCACATCAGCCGTGCCCGTATCTCGTGTGAGGTGAAGGGTAACACCGCAGAGGGTACGAAGTACACCTACACGGTAGAACCGCTCACTACGAGCAACAAGGCACTT